ATGAACCACTTATTCCGCTACTTCCAGAAGTTCCAGAAGAACCGCTTGTTCCAGATGAACCACTTGTTCCGCTACTTCCAGAAGTTCCAGAAGAGCCGCTTGTTCCACTACTTCCAGAAGTTCCAGACGAACCACTTGTTCCGCTACTTCCAGAAGTTCCAGATGAACTGCTTGTGCCACTACTTCCAGAAGTTCCAGATGAACCACTTATTCCGCTACTTCCAGAAGTTCCAGAAGAACCGCTTGTTCCAGATGAACCACTTGTTCCGCTACTTCCAGAAGTTCCAGAAGAGCCGCTTGTTCCACTACTTCCAGAAGTTCCAGAAGAACCGCTTGTTCCAGATGAACCACTTGTTCCGCTACTTCCAGAAGTTCCAGATGAACCACTTGTTCCGCTACTTCCAGAAGTTCCAGAAGAACCGCTTGTTCCAGATGAACCACTTGTTCCGCTACTTCCAGAAGTTCCAGAAGAACCGCTTGTGCCACTACTTCCAGAAGTTCCAGATGAACCACTTGTTCCGCTACTTCCAGAAGTTCCAGAAGAACCGCTTGTACCACTACTTCCAGAAGTTCCAGATGAACCACTTGTTCCGCTACTTCCAGAAGTTCCAGATGAACTGCTTGTACCACTACTTCCAGAAGTTCCAGAAGAACCGCTTGTGCCAGAAGAGCCGCTTGTGCCACTACTTCCAGAAGTTCCAGATGAACTACTTGTTCCGCTACTTCCAGAAGAACCGGATGAACCGCTTGTTCCAGAAGAACCGGATAAACCGCTTGTTCCAGAAGAACCAGATGAACCGCTTGTACCAGAAGAGCCAGATGAACCGCTTGTACCAGAAGAACCTGAAGTTCCACTGCTTCCGCTAGTACCACTTGATCCACTTGTGCCTGATGAACCAGATGGCCCTTGTACTCCTTCAATTTTACTTATTAAAATTCTACTTGCAGGATAATCGTTTCTTACATTTATATTTTGTGATGTCGAATCGTTATGAAAAACATATATTTCAAAAAAATCATTATTTGCTAATGTTAATGTAGAACTAAAATTTATTACCGTATACTCATTATTAGTCGATACGCTATTATAAGAATATCTACCTTGAAGAGAAGCTATGTTTCCATTTTTAACTATAAATACCGATCTAGTAGTACCAGCGGTTCCCCCAGATGCCCAACTTATATAACCATCAATATTTACAATATAAGACGCTCCAGAACTATTTGTAAATCTATTTGATGAACTAAAAGTTAAACCAGTAGACCCTTGACTATTTGCAGTATCAGCGGTATTCCAATCTGCTATAGTATCTGTACTTGAAGTTATAGTTTGAGGAGTATTACTATATCTAGCTAAAGTATTAGCCACTGTTGGAGTGCCGCTTGTTCCTGACGAACCGCTGCTTCCACTAGTTCCGCTAGATCCTGAAGTTCCACTTGATCCAGAAGTTCCTGATGTACCACTAACAGGTGTGATTTCAATACCACGAAAAGTTAACACATTTGCAGTTGTAGCTGATAACGCGAATAATATTGGCTTAGATATCTCACCATAAGCTGTCGGCTCAACTGATTGCCACGTTCCAGAAGTAGTCGTATTTAAAAAGTAAACAGTTCCAGCAATCAAACCCGACAAACCAGTTATTAATCCATCTACTACCACTTTAAAAGTATTTGCAGTTACCGACTTAACAACACCCAATACTTCTGCATTTGCGGCGCTGTCTGCTTGCGCTTTAAAATAATTTGTTCCATCGAATCTAATAACATCACCAGCAATAAAACCATGAGCAGCAACAGTAAACTCTTCAATTAAAGAAGTGCCGCTCCCTGTATCTAATTGTTTTTTTACAATGTTATCTTCAACTACTAATTTATATAAATTTTCTGAAGTTGTTGTTGTTGGTAATTCAGTAAATACTAAATTATTACTACCGCTATAATATAACGTACCTGTTGTTAAACTATCTGAATCAGAAAATACTGGCAAATAGCCACTAACACCAGATCCATCAATTACTTTTTTACCACTTAACGGACTAAAATTTATGGCTTGATTTATATATCCAGAACTAATAAATAAAGTATCTGAGAATTCTGAAACGACCTCATCAGTATTAATTGCGCGAACTTTTACAAAATAATTAGCATCTTCTTTTACTGAAAAAATAAAAGATGGATCTATTGTAGAATATACAAAATCAGCAAAACCAGTTATTCTTTTTGCTATTTGTATTCCTGTTACAGTATCATTTAAATCATTGAACCCACTAATATTAGGTGTGAAAATCGATAAATATCTAACATCAGAATATGTGCCAGTATATACATTACCGCTAAAATATCCACCACTTGGCAAGAAACTAAATTGATTATTACCAGTATAATTATAGCACAGAAAAACTTCTGAAGAATTTGAAATTCCAGAAGGTATTCTTATTTCTGTAATATAATTTATTCCTGTAGAATATTGATCATAAATACCTGTCGGCAAAGAACCTAAATTATCAGTATAAATTGTATGGTCATTCCATCGTATTCCTGAAGACCCATAATTTTGAAAAATTGTACCAGATGAACTTAATCCAGTTCCAGTACCGTATAATATTGATGAAATTTTATCTAAAGATCTATTTTGTAAAAAATAATCGTATTTATTAGAATTTGACCCACTCTCTTCGACTAAGATATGAAACGAACAATCTTGAGACTCTGTAATCGCATCCCACTTCACAAAAATATTTAAATCTAATTCTTTAGAAGTCTTATTAAAATTATTAAACGCATAGCCAGTAACATTATTTATTTTTTCTGGCAAAAATACCTCAGAATAAGAAGATGGTTTTATACCTGAAGACGTTATTTTTTGACCGCTAGAAAAATAACTATAAGGAATCAAATGAACATAATAAGGAAGCCTTATTTCATTATCTGTCAGTTGATTTTGATTTAATCGAATTAAATCTGGAACATAAACGTTATCTAAAGATGGAGCGTTATAATTTGCGTAATATAAATAATCTTGACTTAAAGGATCAAAAGATTGACCCGTTGTAACAAATAAATCTAAAGATTCAATTATTTGTCTATCTGTATAGTTTAAATTTAAATTTGTTGTATTATCTATGCTATAACCACTAATTTGTACACTTGGCACGCCAAAATTTATTAAAGCAATTCCAGTGCTTGTTCTGCCTTGAAAATCTTGACTTACTATATCAATAAAAAATTGATTATAATTAACAGCACTATTTGATCCGGTAATCGATGAGAATATACTAAACAACTCTTGAGAAGTTATTTTATAATTAGTTCTATTAAAAGCGTTAGTATCTGTAAAAATTAAACTTCTTCCAGTATCATAATAATTAACATAAAAACCAGAAAACCCCACATCGTTAACAAACGAAGTAATTAAATCTTTAGTTATTGGTCTTTCTACAGCCCAAGATAAAGAAATCTGATTTTCAGCCATGAAGCCGCTGACAAAGGAAGTTGAAGGATCTATTCCAAAACTTGTTGGCGAATAAGAGGTATTCTTTGACGAAAAAATACCATTTAAACTTAAATCAATATTTTTTATAGCAAAAGCGCTATCGTAATCAATTCCTGTGTTGCTGATAAATGCCATATTATACTTTACACATTAATTAAACGCATATTAGAATCAAAAGCATACAAATCTATATCGAACACTACAGTATTATTGTTTTGTAATGATATGTTCTGTCCAAGAAAAATAGAAATTTTACCTGCTTGGTTCTTATATTGTTTAAATTTTAAAACTTTTCCATCCTTTATGATTGTGCAGTATAAACCATTGATATATTTATTATTCTCTAATATAGAAAACAGTTTAATAAAATTAATCTCTATACTTAGGTAGTTTTTAAAATTGAAAGCGTCTGTTAAAACTTCGTTTTCTATAGAAAAAGAATAATCAAAATTAATATTTATTGCTTGAATATAAGATAAAGATGTTTGTTTTATGTTTTCATTTATTACGGTATCAGAAAAAGCAGGTCTTATATAATCATCTGTAGCAAATATCACTTGTTTTTTATTGTATTGATTTTCATCTATATATTCATTTTTGTCCACAACATCGAATTTTTCAGCATTGTATTTCATAGCTGAAATTCCATATTCGTTTGCAGACGCTTCATTCATACCTACAACTCTATATAAATCTTCTTGTTCAGCATCATTTTCTAAATATATAGAAAAATTAGCGTCAGATCTTAAATTAGAAAAGCTATTATACATTGGCAATGGATATCTAGAAAATGTTATTTCATTTATTTTTGCAAATTGAGTATTAAAAGCTGCAACCGCATATAAAGGATTTCCTTTCGTTCTTGACTGTGGATCTGTTAATTTTTGTTGATTTAAATAAAAAGTTACGTTAACTCCGTCATATGATATGGTCAATAAATCAGAACTTGTTATAGATTTATTAAAATTAAATGGAACCGCTACTGGATAACCAGGAAAAACTCCTAATAAATTTCCGCTATTTATATAAAAAGCATACTGAATATCTTCATAACTATTTGATATATTATTAGCAGAACTTAAACCACAAATAAAAATTTGAGAAACTTCTGCAACTTTAAAAGAAATTTGACAATCTTCAACATAACTTTGCTTTGTAAAAGCTTTTTTATCCCAAGCTGCCGCTGAAATCAAATCAGACGATAAGGTTCTTCCATTATCAGAAGCTATAGCTTTGCTTTTTATATTCCAACTAAAATAATCATAAGGCAATAATTTTAACTTTAATTCTGAATTATCGCTTTCAAAAACACTCAACGTGCTTTCTAATGGCTCGTCGTCAACAATTGATAAAATTTTTATTCTTTTACCAGTCACATCATTTTTAAGCTCTCTATCAATATATATATAATTATTTTTAAAATCTAAAGATGTAACCTTTCCAAATTCCAATTTAGAATTTTTAAGATTATCTGCTATTCTAATTATATCTCCTATTTTTAAAAGACTAGCTTCTATACCAGTGGAAAAAGCAACTGTTTGCGACTCTAGTTTACCTGTTGTTAAAAACCATTTGCCTATTCTTTCGGCTTGATACTTAGAAGTTATTCCAAAGCCTAATATTTCTTTTTCTATTAAACCGTATTTTTTTATTAATGTAGAATCTTCAACATAGACTACTTTATCTTTAAAATTATCTGTTTTGTCTAAATACGATACTTTAGCAACCGAATATGAAGATTCTAAATTAGAAGAGCTATAATTAAAAAGACCCTCTTTTACGTTTGAATTTGTAAAAACATAAGAAGTAGCTTTTTTCACATCTGTATTTAAATTTAAAAGACCATTTTTAAAATAAAAAATACCTCTAAAGATAGACGATAAATCACTTAATATTTTCAACCCCTCTGTGGCTTCATTTATATATATGTTAGCAGAAAATCTAGGTTCTAAAAAATCTCCATATTCTGGATGTTTTACGACACATTTTCCAGACGCTACGTTTAAAGAATTATCAAAAATCTTTTTATTTCTAAAAGATAACGATATGTTTTCAGCGGTAGAATCATATGTATTTATTGAATTTGATATGTTATTTAAATACGATATAGCAAAGCTTTTAGCGTTATCTTCTGTATTTAAAACTTCAGGATTCCCAACGATATACTGCTTTAAAGAATCATAAAATCTACCAGAATTATCAGATTCAATAAATTTTCTAATACCAAAATCATTACATAATTTTATTTTTACTGTATTTCCTACTTTTGTTACTGACAATATAATTTTTTTAAAATTTATGTTTATATTTTCATCAAGATTATTCTTTATATTATATAAATATATGATGCTTTTTTCTGGATATCTAGTTTGTAATGTATTTAAAGCCTCAACAGAAGTAAAAGTTATTGTATTATAATCTGTTTGATTTAATTGTATTTTATTATCGAAATTGAATTCATCTTCTTTATATTTGGTTCCAGCATTAGTAATAACTAATTCATCACAAAATTTAGATATTTTATATAACTCCCATTTATTTAAATCTTTTTCAGACATTGATGATTTAGCTAAACCATATCTACTATTTATACATAAATCATAAAAAATCCAAGCCGGATTATCAGTCCATTTTAATAATTTACTAAAATCTCCGCTCCAATCCTCATCGTATTGTCTAGCATCAGAGTCATAATTATTTGGGACTTTTACTTTTAATAATTTACAATCAAAACTTCTGACCGGAATATTAGCAAAGTGTTTAGCGCTAATTGTATTTTGACAAACCGCTGAATAAGGATAAGAAAACGCATAATCTACTCTTTCAACTATAGAGTCTATCGAGAAACTTCTAGAATTGTTACTTAATGTTCTATTTTTTGAACCAATTGCTGTCAATCTTTTTTCTACACTATATACATTTATTAAATATTCTGGAGGATTTCCAGATAAATTGGCCTCTCTCTTAAATTGTATTTGAATTGGTATTACAACAGGATTTCCTTTTGCAACAAAGTAAGATTGATAATAAAAATATGTTGTAGTTTTTTCTGTAACATTAGTAACCGATAATATAAAACGAATATTATTTCCACAAGTTTCTCCTTTTCCTCCTATATAAAAGCATGTATCTATTTTTACATTTACAGTCGCTGAAGTTATATATTTATTTTTTACATAATGAGAGAAGCTTCTCGCTTTATTTTTTAAATATATTAATTGTTGATATAATGGATTAGAAGTTAAATCAGAAAACTGTTCTCCTATATACGATTTATCTAAATTATTAAAACTAGCTATATTTGGATCTTGATCTAAATCGTAAACTCTAGAATCATAAGAGTAGACACTGCTTGATATATCATTAAAATTGTTTACTTCATTTCCTAAAGTTAAATTAAAATTAGCTGCTGTTAAATTTAATAAATTTGTGTTTTTATCTTTTACTGAAATATCGTTGTAATAAATACCATAAGCTAATGAAGAATTTCTATTTTTAACCGTAGAATTCAAATCAAGCAAATTTAAAATATTACCATCTTTATCTACCAAACCTTCAATAGGCCCTTCACATAAAAGATCATTGCTTTCATAAAAAGATTCTGTATCTAAAGTCGCATCTGCTGTTATAAAAGAAGATGCATATGATATCGTAGAAACTAAATTATTTTCTATAAATATTTTAACTACATCTGCTCCAGATGAGGAAGCGCTTAAAGAAGATGTGTTTATTAATAAATTTGGATCTGAACTATTAGAACCCTGCTGAACCTGGCTTGAAGCTCCAATACTTTGCGGAATATCTCTTTCCATGTCTTCCGTTAATCTTACTGGATATATTGAAGTCGCGCCCATAAATTAATTATTATTAATTTTATTTGTTAAGATTACATCATTGGCAACAACGATACTTCCTATTTTTAATCTTCCATAACCTATAGGAATTGACACGTTTCTTTTAGTTACGTTTTCATAACCAGAAAAGAGTCTTGAATTATTTTTAATATCTTTTGGGGCTTTTGGAGTCATTAAACTGGTTATTAACATTGAAATTCCTGTTGATATCGCTATCAAAAGAATAGCAATCAATATATCAATACCAGCAATTGTTGATCCCAATATCAATGGAACAACTTCTATTTTCGAATCTTTTTTTAATATTGGCGAATTAAAATATTCATGAGACACTGGCTTATCATCAACATATATAATAAAATGCGTTAAATATTCCTGAAAATTACCCAAAGCTTCTAACAATTTTCCACTATTAGCCTCAATAGCCTCAAATGCTTCAAAAACAGTTTTGACATTTAAATGCCATTCTGTTTTCACATAGTTTTCGAAAATACCATGTAATTTAATATTAACCATATATTATATTAATTTACACTTCTTTTCTTTAAAGATGTTTTGTTTAATATCATAGATAATCATATTTAAATTATGATATTTTTGATAAAACAAATCAACATTAGAAAAATCAAAGCTTTCAGGATGACTATGAAAATAGTATAAAATTGTGTAATTATTTTTTATTTGCAAGTAATCTTTAGGAGAAACTAAAACGTGATTTTGTTTTTCTGGGTGTTTATTATCGACTGGAATGAATTTAATTACCGAGTCTTTTTCTACAATAAACCCACAAACCTCTTCATTAGCATTTTTATTAGAATAAGATCGCAATTCATCATGTATTTCAGGTTTTAGATTCATTGTTATATGGAAAGGTAGCTGGAAAAGCCCCAAATGGTAAATACGGTTTATCTTTAGTTAAATTAACATTATCATTGAATCTTAATCTACACCCTCTTAAAGTACGCGAGCATTTATCTTGTTTCCAAACGTCAGTATTTTGCGAAGGATATTTATTTACATTATTAATTATGCAAACAAAATAATTTTTTGGTTTGTTTAAAGAAACTATTTCCGATTCATCGTTTTCTAAATTAGCGTTAGAAACAGCATCTACATAAATAAAATCTCCAACCACATAAGAAGTGGTAGCCAACCATTCATTTTTATATGTTAAGCTCGTTAAATTATAACTGCCATTATAAGGTAAATCATATAAATCTCCTGAATTAGTGCTATTCGCTTTTTTAACAAAAACTTTATCATTTTCATCAGCAACTGGCGCTCCTAAATAACCGTTGAAACCACCCCCTATTGTTACTGGCAATTTAGGCCCTGAATAATCTCTATTATTTCCATAATTACATCCATAACATCTATAATTCCACGAACAGGTATCATTAGTAATTTTTCTTGCAGGAATAGATAATGATTCAACATCGACTTTTGTTGTTAATTCCAACTCTACTAAATTTAAATTTTCTGCAATCTTTGCGTTTACCACAAACCTATCAAACGCTATATAAGTATTAAAACTAGATATTCCATATGGATTAATGTTATTTTCAAAATTACTAACGTCTAAATCTTTAGCTAATATTTTTTTTCTATTAAAATTTTTACCTATAAGATCGTTTCTGTCTTGCAACACTTTAGAAAAATAATTATTTATATTACCGATTTGCAATTTAGGTCTACTTTGCCTACCGTCCGAGGAGGTTTCATAAGAAGAAAACTCACAAGGTATAAAAATATATTCTTTATTTTGGAAAAATAAATTTTTGTTAAAATTCTTAGACCCATGAAATCTTAAATACCCCTCGTTAGATTCCAATTCTATTTCAAATAAATCTAATATTACATAATTACTAAGTTTAAATAAAGTGTTCATTATAATGATGATATTTTACCAGCTAAATTAAAAATATTTGGAAACCTAACTCTATCAGTAATATTCAAATAAGAATTCGAAGCTATTCCTGTAAATAATTTCATATAACTTTGCAATAAATGATTATTAACTTTTCTATTTTCATCATTAAATAAAACTCTATTATAACATAAAATATCAAAAAAACTAGTAGACATTGCAGTGTCGTTATTTTCTAATCTAAATGTTGTAGATAATATTTCTGAAATAAAGTTATTTATATTTCTTGCTGATAATTCTGTACTAAAATTTAAATCATAAAAAGTATGCAATTGCCCGTTTACGTATATTGTATAAACCGATCCAGTTCTTTTTATATTTAAAATAAATGGATATATCGTGAAAGAACTAGTGTTCAAACATTTAGATAATTGATAATATGAATTTTCAGCCCCTTTATTGAATAAAAAGAAATCTTTTGACGCTTCATTATTAATTTGAAAATTGTACAATAAAGAAGTGAAAAAATTAAAAGTATTAGACTCTGCAAAATTATTAATAGAAACATTTGTATCAGTGAATTGTTTGAAATTTACATGTTTTTTGCTTATCTTGGTTGCGTCTGCATACCAATTTATCAAGTTGAAGGTTTTTGGTGGAGTCATTGTTCCCCCAAAACAACCAACTAGATACAAATCAAAATTCTTACAAGTTGATGAGCCAGAAATAAGCCCAGAAAGAGAACCGTTTGTAATAGTTAAAGCTCTGTATCCTGTTGAATTAAAATTAGAATTATATGAAACTCCTCCGCTTAACGTATTTAAAGTAAAAATTGTTGAAGCGTTATTGTTTTGTGCTACCCAAGATGACGAGCTTGTCAATAAAGAATTTTCTAATCTAAAAATATAATCAGTAGGTATATCAGTGTTGTATAAAGAATACCTTAACGACGAATTAGAGTATTTTTTAATTAAATTTCCAGCTTGAGAAACTGCGCCAGGCATACTTACAAAACTTAAACCTCTTGGATTACCATCTATAGGAAAACTATTTACGTTAGTGTATATTTCAGGTTGATAATACTTATCTCTACTAAAACTAAAAGTAGAAATCTGATCTAAATATTTAAAATAAAAAGTATTAGAACCGTCTTCTCCATATTCTGATTTATTTGAGAAAAAAGAAGCAACAATAGTAGACGATGTAGTAATTGCGTCTCCATTTCTAACATGAGTGGCTTGTCCTCTAAATAGATCATATTTAGTATTTATTCCATATTTATTAAAAGCTCCATTTAATTGATAAAGAGTGCCTTTTATTAAATTATCAGAACTTAAACCATAAGCCTCACCAACTCCTGCAATTTCAGCTATGCCAGCTTTATTACCACCTCCACCAGCAGCTATGAAACTATTTTTTTCCGTATAAATATTATAAATAAAATCTTTTATATCCTTATCTGTTTTAGCGTCTAATTTTAATACATTTCCACCAGATTTTGAATCTGATAATGTTGGGTTTGTTTTATTGTATTCTGCGGTTGTTTTGTTTAATACGCCTTCTAAAAATGCTCTTTTAGCAGAATTCACCCATACATCAGAAGTAATAATATCTCCACCTTTTCCAAAGTTTCCAATTATATTGCAATTGTAAGGTATGTAAAAATTAATAAAAGTACCATTTGCATCTCCCGTGAAGTTTTGTAATACTACATTATTTAAATCGACAGCATAACTATTTTCATCTTTAGAAGAGAACGTTGAATTTCCTGGAAAATAAACATTTATACCAGAATAAAATGTAAAATCAGAAATTGTTTGATTTGTTTTTAATATTTTTTGTGATAAATCGTAATTTACGTAATTACCATTTTCTATATAAACGTTTAATGCTTTTTTCTTGAATTCAATGTTTGGTTTAACTCCAGAATTTCCATTAATAACTTCTTCAGACAACTGTTCACTAACCGAATCTATACCTGTAGCATAAATACTTATTCCAGTATTGTTAGTGCTATATGTATAAATTCTTGCATAATAACCAGTGTCTAAAATTAAAGTTGGAAAATCTTTTTTAGAAACATTTACTGTATTTTCTAATTCTGGATATCCATAAAAAGACGCAAATTTAGGATTGTTTGTCGTGTTTTGAGCGCTAATTATTCCAGTCGTAAAAACGGTATTTGTTACAAAATCAGTACCTGTTGCAATATCTAATTGATATCCTGTAAAATAATAATTTTTCAAAGATCCAGTACCAGTTGGAGGCAACCAGCTAAAATCATAATTAATTCCATTATTTACATCGTAATTTTTTAAAGCTACAAATTTACGCACTGCTCCTGCTGTATTGGTTATTATTCTTGATCCAGTTGCATTTATTGTTATTAAACCGCTTGGATCAATAGCTCCATCTTCAACAGATTGACCAAAGATTGTAAAATCCGCTGTTTCATCAGCCGCAGAAGCAGTGATTGTTGGTTTATAAAATATATAAAAGACTCCAGTCGAACCGTTATTAATTATTAATTCAGAATTAGATGTAGAAAATACATTTGTATTATTTTTGACATCAATAGCGTACTCTACATCAGAATTTCCACTATTATAAATTACTACTGGATAACTAGAACCAAAACCCGTCAAGCATTCACCAATATGTTTTCCTGTTGTATTTACATATGTCATAATTTTATTAACGTATTGAAATATATGTCCGACTCTGTTAAACCTTTAAATTCTATAAATTTCACTGAAAGATCATGATTGTTTTTAAATTTATATGAATGATTCCATTCTGGACAATAAACATTTATTAATTTATTATAAGGGGCTGGCAATGTCATTTCAAAAATTTTAAAACCAGCATTCGAATCTAAAAATTTTAAAATAGCTTCAGTTTCTTTATCAGATCTATTTGATAAATTATATGTAAATTCTAAATTAGTTTTATTAATTCCATAGTTCTCATAAGCAGCGGCAGAATTATTGAATTCTGTTTTTGTAAATTTTGGAGAAATTGGAATTTCAAAATCTAATTCTGGTTGAAAATAAAAAGATCTTGTAAATAATGAATTTGCTCCAGAAGGTCTTTGCGTATGTGTGGGAATAGTATTATCTATTCCAGTATACCAATAATAACCTTTTTGACTTTCTGCATTTGTATTATAATAGACTACGTCATTCTTAAAATAAGATTTAGTTTCGTTAAAAAAAGAAGTTACATCTTTTCCAGTAACCTGAAATCCTCTATAGTCTAAACTAGAATCATAAGCTGATTCGCATTTGATTGAAATCTTATTTAAATTAGCTTCTACCGAATTATATTGCAAATCAGAAAAATAAATTTTTGAGTTGTTTTTATATGGAAAGAATAAATCTATTTTAACATTTTCATAAGAATCAACAATATTTTTAGGAGTATATTCAAAAGTGTTTTGAAAAAATCCTATTAGACATTTAGCTTGAATATCAGTAAGACCATCATAATTTAAATTAAATTGTGAATTTAAATTATTTATATTAGGTATTACATTTGTAAAATAATTATCTCCATAGTTCATTCTTTCGGCTTTTGTAGAAAAACTGGCCGAACATCCATATGTTTTATTAAAAACAGAATCGATTTCTTTTGTTAGATATTGAGATCCAGTTATATTTATTGGAGAATAACGATAATCAGAAACAGTAAAATTAGATTTACAAATATATAAGCCATCATCATTTGTAAAATGTTTTTCAAAAAGATATTTTTCTACCGCCAATATATCATCATCAGTTGGCGTTTTAGCAAAACCCAATATTTCATAATAAGAAATATCTGAACCATCATAATTAAATACATTATTTTGAGAAGGATGATTATTATTTGCCGCGCCTATCATTAAACCACTGCATCCAGAATTGAAATGATTTGTGCTGTTTATATTTAATAATTCATATCCATTATTTCTTAATCTTAAATTATTTGTCGTATCATTTTTTATAATAGAAACAATGTTTTTATTGCTCAATACCTTAGAAGCAGAAAAAGCTGAATTTACATTTAATGGATTATTCTCTGCACTTCCTGTTGCATTAATGACAAATTGCTGAGAACCAACAGAAGTATTTAAATTCCATTTATATATATCAGTATTACCGGAGATCCCTAAAAAACCGCTGCTTGCGCAATTTGTTGGATATCTTGAAGCGGCGTATAAATCTGTATCAATTATACTTGCTATGTTTGGCTTTATTGTAAAGCCGTAATCACCTCTTCTTAAATCATCAAACTCATAAACAATAAACCAACAACGATCCCCAGTCAAAAAACCAACAAAACCGTCGCCAGTGGTAAATAAACTATTAAGAGTAAAATTTGAAAAATCAGCTTCAAAACTAACACAATTTTTATTTTGATTATAAAAAGGACGATTTTGACTTGAAGTGGTATTATTTAAATCTTGACCTATTTCATGACCTACAGCGTTATTATACCATTTATAAATACGTCCTGATGCATCAAATTCTAGATTATTTAAATCATCGAGATTGAACCATGCGTAAAGACCAGACAAATTAGTTGGATCTTTTAAATTGCCAGTAAAATATTCAAAGTCAACTAAATTATATTGCACATAAGAATCGCCAATATCAAAATTAGCTATTCCAGAAACTGAAAACTGCGTGTCTAAAAATTTACTCATAATGAATTCCTAAGTGGAGCAACCCTTTGGCTAATTGCCATAGTGCTTTGTAATATTCCATTTGAATCTATATTCAAAGATCTTGAATCCAATCTACCAGATATACTAAAAGTATTTAATAAATTATTATTATAATCTTTTAAATATATATCGCAAATAGATTCTATACCCTCAATATCTAAAACATTAGATTTTTTAAAATAATTACCATCAACTGATACCGCTTTTGCTTTATTTATTTTTGCTACTCTAAATGGCGTTATTTCACCATTTTTATAAAATGGAACTCTATCACAACTTTCATTATATGAATAACTAAAGATTTCAGAAAATCCAAAAACATTAGATAAATCAGATATATAAGAATTATTTGAATGAGAAATCTGTGTCAATTTTTGCACGGCTGGACCAGTTGGCCCACTTGGCCCACCTATATCATTATTCTTTAAATTGTATGTGCTATTTGTAGAGTTTATTTTTCCATACCAATCAAAATCAATACTTAATAAAATAGGAGAAAATTGCGATGCTGTAAAACTTATACTTTTAACATAACAATTTTCAACAGAAACGCCACCAAAACTACAATTTATACTTGACTCTGAAGAGTTAACTATGTTAAGATAATTTGGCAACGATCCAGTAAGATAAAATTCTGTAGATAACGACCCAACCACAGTCTCTTGAGGAGCGTATCTCAATAAACTTCCATCAGCTAATAAAACTGGTTGAATATTAGATCTTAAAGAAATTTTAACAGATGTAGAATAAAAAATTTCGCTATTTATTCTAAAATCTAAATTTTCATATTTTATGAATTTACTCATTAAATAATAATGTATTTTAAAGAGCTTGTTACTTTTACTGGAATATTTAATGTTGTAAAATCCGACTTAAATAATCTAAATTGAAGCAACTGACCAGAAGTAAAACTTCCAAACGTAGTGAATACTATTTCAGCTATTTGATTAGTATTTAATGTTACTGTTCCACTACATTTGACATTAGCATAATCTCCAGTTGTATTTATATTGTTATAACCGTTTGTAGCCGTAACTGCTGGAGTTATTGCGTAAAATTGAAAAACAACATTAGTGGCAATCGTGTCTGATGTTAATAATTTTACTCTTTCTAATTTACCATTATACATTGACACTCCAAATGGAGCATCATTATTAAAGTTACCACTACTAACCGTAGAAGAACCATTAACACCGAAAGGATCTATATATATATTTGATGTGCCAGTTAAACTTGAATTATGCACTTCAATAAAATGACCTTTACAGTAAGAAGAGTTTGTTGTAAATCTCCCATCAATATCAAAATCACCAACTGTAGATAATTTTGCGACAACATTTGGGCTTGTTCCAAAATAACCTCCTTTTATAAAAACAAAATCATCTGATCCACCGAATGTTGTATCATTATATATATTGCCTATAGACCATTTATCTGTATCTACTGCACTATCATATCTAGAAAAAGTTGCAAATGAATTTCTTGGACCAGTATCTGCACCACCTATAGCTTTATTAGCAGCTATAATTATTTCACATGTTTTAACCGTTCCAGTGTTGGCGAAGTGAGCTACTGTTTCAGAAGATATTGTATTAACGTCTAATTTATATTGTGGAGCACTTATTCCAAGCCCCAATAAACCTTCTCCAGCGTGACTATAAACTAAATTTGAAACCGAATCGTCATAAGATGGACCAAGGTAAGTTTTATTATTTATTACCCCAAAATATCCAGAATCAACTGTATTTCCTAAAGCTAAAGTTGTATTATTTGTATTACCATCTAATCTAGTTACTATTCCAGATCCGCTTACGTTTAATGGCGCATAAGGAGTTGTAGTATTAATTCCAACTCTTGGTAATAATAAATCATTATCAATATATATAGCATTATATCCTAATCTAATATCAGCTAAATTATTATAATTTATTGAAAATACTTCATCAGTAGCGTTAGTTTTTATTTCACCATTATACGGATCTAATATAATTGAATTCCCAGAATTTTGAAATTCAGAAAACTCGCCACTTACTAAAAATTTTCTTGTTAAAGCTCCAGTAGTTCCATGAAACGCAAAATTTCCGCTTTGATCAACAACCATTAAATTAGTAAAAGTGCTGCCATTATTTATTGACGATTCTAAATATAATTTTGTATCATTAGGTTGTTTTGCTATTTGATAATAAGTACTTGGATCTGTTATAGAAATTCCAATTTTTCTAGCTGCGCTAGACGTACTAATTCTAATTTGACCTGATCCATTCGTTGCGCTTGTATTATCAGCAACATCTAATGATACATAAGGAGTTTTATCATTTACACCAACAAATCCATTACTACCACTTACTGTTAAACCAACAAGACCCGCACTTTCGAATAAAGAAATACCACTGGCGTTTTGTGCTGTTAGATAATTAAAAGACTTGGCTAATTCAGATCTTTCTATTTTATTATTATTGGCGGACGTAGAATCTGAAACTAAAAAGATATCTGTATCTACAACAGCGCTTCCTAATTTTGCTGATAAGCTTGAAAGTGTTATTGACATATTTTAATTTAAATATCCTTTGTAATTAAGTTTTACACTTAAAATCTCATCCGCATTCGAATTAAATTCTTGAGATACTAATTTAACATTATTAAAAGATTGATTAAATAAAGAAACCCCAACAGATGTCCTAGCCACAATTAAATCATCTATTCCAACATCTAAATCTTGATTTGAATCTGCCAATAGATTTTGATCTTGCAGAACAGCGCCAACAATTAACAAACTAAACGAAGAATCAATATCATTATTTAATTGCTCGTATAATTTTCTGGATTGAAAATCATCAATTTCAATATTAAAACTTACGCTTATTTCTATAGGAAAATCACACAATACCTCATATGGAATATAATTATTTGATGTTTGCAATGTATAAATTGGTTTTTTAGGAGAATTTATAGAATAATCGAAATTAGTTATTCTATTAGATGAAGAGCCGCTACATGTTATACTTATGTCTTTTACCTGCGGAACAGTAACGTATCTTGCTTGTCTAGTGCCTGATGCTGAGTATCCAGATCCTATATCTCCAAAAACTTGAATACTCATCGAAGTCTGTGGAATATCACCCACCGAACAAGACAAGCCAAAAGAACTTAAATATCCACTTTGAAATCCTATTGATCTATTATTATAATTTATGCTTCCAGCAAAACTAGGAGCTATTAAATTATTTTTTTGACCTGTAAAATTTAAAAACGGCTCATTATATACTAAATATTTATTAACATTAAATTCAGCCGTAGGTACATCCGCAATTACTTGTTTATTATACCCAATTCCTATTGTGTTAATTGGCGCATAATTAATTGAATACGAACCATCAACTGATATAACCCCTGAAATAGCTTGGCCGTCAAGATAAAAAACATTTTCATAATTAAGTATTGTATTTTTCATTTTATGCTTTTCTTGTACCAGCTAATGAACCGCCAAATCTTTGTTGTTCACGAATAACATCAAGAACTGCTCCATATATTTTAGTATTAAGATTATTTGATAATTCAACATCTTGCTGTTTATATGTTGAACTATCTGCTCCCATTTGTATAGCGCCGTCTCTATTAACTGAAGTGTTGAAATTAAATGAATTACTAGCATTACTATTATTAACAGTATTAGAATTATTAGCTACAGCAGATGTTCCCCCGCTTTGCATTCCTACACCATACTGTTTAACCATTGGTGTATTATATAATCCACCTTCCATATAACCAGGAATTGTATCAGATAAACGAGAACCTATTGAACCACCAGTCTGACGACCCATAGGTTTTGTAACTAAAGCTCTATTTGGTCCAAATGATGGTCCTGATAAAAATGAATTAAATCCTGATTGTATATTAGTTGGACCTTTGTACTCAAAATTATTTCCTAATAATCCAGATTTTTGAAATTTAGCTAAAGATCCAAGTTCTGAATTTGTCATTCCAGCGCCTCCAGTTGCATTTAGTTTGGCGGATAAAGTTTGAGCTTTACCGGCTTGGATATTTCCCATTTTATTAGATATTCCAGCGCCTATTCCAATTGTTGCTATAGAAGCTACAATAGACCCAACCATTTGGGCTGTTTGAGCTTGTCTTGCGCGTTTCTTTTGTCTGGCTTGTTCAGCTTTTTGTATTTCAGCGTCACGTAATTCTTTGTATAATGAACTATTTTCAAGACCAAAAGTAGTCATACCATCTTCCATTGATTTTATATCACTCAATTCCGCATTGAACGCTCCACCACTAGCGAAACGAGGCGCAGCAGAGAAATTCAAGGTATCAAGAGCAGCAGGACCACCCATCGCCATTACCGCTCTTCTATTCAATACATACTCACCGTTCTCAAGCATCGCTGGATATTTATCTCCAGATCCAGTTCCTGAAACATACATACCCGATTGTGCGCGTACGACACCACCTTTTTGAGCCGTAAACAAATTTTCAAGACCAAAACTACCAATCAGCTTGCGTGTTCCTGCTTGCATCAATGTTGTGCTTATAGAATCTAAGAAACTAGCAGCAACGCCCAGTAAAGCATCACCAAGATTATCTGTTTCTTTTATAGCGGCTTTTATCCCATTAGCCATACCATCAGCAAACATACTTGGAAGATCTTTTCCTAATTTAGCCACCATTAAATCTGCGTCATCGTTTAAAGATGAAAAACCAGATTTTAATTGTAATCTAAAATTTCTAGCTTCTTGCAATCTTTTCATCTCAAGACTGTAAACATAATTAGCTGTTTTAATATCTTCTTCATTTTTAGCTTTAGATATATCATATGCAGTCTGTGCGCTTTTTACTTGATCCGTAAAAATTTGTTTATCTACAGGATCTTTGAAACCTGTTTTAGATTCTTGTATAAAATCTTTAATTTTCTGTAAACGTTCGTCTAAAGTATAATTTTGAGATATTAATGATTCTTCTAATTTTTTTAGAGATCCAAGTGATGTATAATTTAATTTTTTACTTATATCTGCAATCATCGTCATTGATTGATTTATTTGATCTCTTTGTGCCTGTTCGAAAGTACTCTTAATTTCTAATTGAGACGATTCTGCGCGATATCCAGCAGATTTAAAAGGCTTGCCCAAGAATTCACTCATTCTCCCCTTCTCTTCAATAGATATTTTTTGTCTTTGAACGTTTGCGGCTAAACCAACTTCATTTAATTTACTTTGATTTATATATTCGTTTACATTTTTTTCAATACTTTGTTTTAATTTTAGAAAATCTCCAAAGTCTTTTGCTATTTGATCTGCCGTTTTCTGCATAGTAACATCGACAGCAGTCAATTGAGTTACAAATTCTTCAAAATTACTTAGTATATATTGACCTTTATAATTTCCTGTTTCTCCAAATTTTCTTAAACTAGTTAATAATACATCTATTTCATCTCCAGCTAAACCTTTGTCTATTAAATTACCTCTCAGTTCCTCTAAAGCAGCTTCTCTATCTTTTGCCATTCCACTTTTTCCAACTGTTTTGATTAAATCAAATAAATATTTATCTAATTCATTTTTTTTGTCACCTGTTCCAAAAATTTTTCCAAAAAAACTAGATGTACCAGCTCCACCACCAGCTCCTACATATTCAGACACAACATCTTGCATTTTATAATTTTGTGTTTTTCTTTCTCTAGACTGAGAAAGCATACCATATGCTGAATAATTTTGATTTATATACGTTGCTATATCTAATCCTTTTAGACCTAAATCTATACCTTTAGATAATCCTTTTTTTATAGATTCTGTTAATTTTTTTGATACGTCTTCGTAATCTTGATTGGCAGCTAATAATTTATTATCTAAATTTTTTTGGCTCTCTTCATTTCCAAAACCGAAAAAACTTTTAACATCATTAGCGTACTGCTGAAATCCAAGCATTACCATGTTCAAACTAGAACCCAAGAAATCTGATAAATTAGAAAATGACTCTTTCAAACCATCTATAAAATTAAAAAATGGATCTTTTATTTTATCGACTATAAATGTCCATATTTTACTAGTACTTTCAGCAACGTATTTAAAACCATCAACGATTGAATTTCCAACAAATTTAAACATATCAATAATTGTATCGCCAAATTCAAAAATAGCTTCACTCGTTTGTTGTTTAAATCTATCAAAAAACGAAACTTCTTTTCCTCCTGTTTTTAATTTTTCAGATGCTGATAAAACTGCTGTTTGCATAGCAGCTTTTTTGTTCATATCTGAAATTAAAAATTCTAACTGTTTTGGAGATTTTCCTTGAACAGTTTTATTTAAATTTTGATCTGAAATACTTGACAATGAATACACTAAATCTTTTGCATATTTTGCTTTAGATACTTCGTCTCCAGTCTCGACTGCTGATGCAAGTAATTCTATATTATTTTTATAATCTGATATAGCGGAAGACTGTTTAGCATTGGTTTCAGATATTTTTTCTTTCATTTCTCCAATAGTCAATTTAGCAGCTTTTGTTGCTTCTGAAAATGCAATTAAACCTCCCACAGCAGCACCTATAGCTGCGCCCAAACCCGGCAAAATCATATTTCCTATAAAAGCGCCAGTAGAAATAGATGTAACTCCAGTATTAGCAAAACTTTGTTTTGTTCTTTCTGATTCTGTCAATTCATAACGTTTTTTGTCTCCATAAGCAAATTGAGAAGTAATTGCTCCTGTTATTTGAGGCAATATCATTGCTAATATTGGATTAGAAAAAGCTTTCGATAATCCACCTCCCATTTTTGAAAGTATTCCACCACCAACCCCAGACCCCATAACTGGTGGTTTTGATCCACCAGATGACTGTCCTTTCCCAAACATATTACCAAAAGACAATTTTAAATTATTAGACAAATTACTAACTGATGTTTTAACGTTTGCAGAACTCGTTTTTAGTTTTGCGGTTGCAGATTTTGATGTATTTTCTATAATATCAGCAAAATCAGCCCCAAAAACAGCTATATATTGATAAGCATTGTTAATTTTTCTCAATGCGTCTTGAGCTAATTTTTCGGCTTGTGTGGCAATTTGCTGGGCATTAAAAAAAGTTGTTCCAGAAGTATTATTAGCTTGTTGTGATTGTTGGTTTCTTTGAATTCTTCTTCTAGCAGATCTACTATTTGCAAAATTAGGTATAAAACCATCATTCATCAACCCAGCATTCTTCTGCCCTCTCATTGAATCACTCAAAGCATTACTTAAACCACCATGATCAGATATTGCGGAACTAAATGTTGGCTGACTTTTGTTTCTAATGTGCGGGAAAGGCTTAGTATCGAATACGGCTTTTTCTCCGCTCATGCTTTCTTCTAAGCCCATTACTGCTTGTTTATACGCAAAGTTAGGAATAAACCCTGAAGCATGAGAATTAACTAATTCAATCAATGCCATATCTAGTTTTGCGGCATTGTATTTATGACCAGCTATTCCACTTTCAAAATCAGACATCGCAATCTCCTTACCATTTATTAAGAGTTTAGAACTCTTAGCCATTTTCGCCCAAGATAATTGAGGAAAAATAGCTTTTGCAGGAATAGATTTGCCGCTCGCATAATCTGCCAAAGCTTGTTCTTGTGGTAATAATACAGATTTAATAGTACTACCGGAACCAATTTTTTCAGCAATGCTTCTGTATAATTGAGAGCCTAATCCTTGACCTCTAAATTTTTTACCGACTTCAACGCCTTCGATTTCATAATTATTTTTGCCTGTTTTTATTGCTGATATATTTCCTTTTCCTTTTATAGAAGAAGATATCATTGAAGCGAAATTAGGAACAAAACCTTTAGAAAATGAATTTTTCTTAGATTGATATCTTTTCATTAAACCGTCTGTAAGCAATCCAAGTTTGCCTCTCATTGTTGGATCAACATCTGCATAACTGTTTTTTACAATAG